CGGCCGGGTCCTTGCGGATCTCGTCGATCGCGCGCTCGTCGTCGCCTTGCTGCTGGTCATCGTCCTGGCGCCGGTCGTCGCGGTCGTCCTGCTGCTGGTCGTCGTTCTGCTGCTGCTGCTGCTGCTGGTCGTCGTTCTGCTGCTGCTGGTCGTCGGCCATCGGCCCTCCTTAGAACGGGATGTCGGAGTCGTCGAAGCGTGCGGGCTCGCGCTCCCCGAGGTCGGGCTCGGCGCCACAGCGGTCGCCGTCGTGAAACGGGATGTCCTCGGGCGAGTCGTAGACGTTGTCGGCGATGTCGGCGCACCAGTCGCACGCCTCCGGGCTGAGCGCCTTGCGCCAGCCGGTCACCTGGAGGTCGGCGGCGTCGGCGCCCTCGCTCGAGCCGACCCGCATCGCCGCCTGCAAGTCGCCGCCCGAGAGCTGCCGGGCGTAGCCGGTCGCGCCGGCGAGCGCCTCACGCGTCGTCGCGCCCTCGGCGGCCAGATGTCGAGCGCGGAGCACCGGCGCGACGAGCGACCGGCTGTCAGCGGCGACCAGGACGCCGCTCCGCGCGAGCGCCAGGTCGACGTTGACGGGGCGAGCTCCTACTCGGCGGCGGCTGCCGGCGAGCAGGGTCGTGTAGGCGGCCGCGGTGTCGGCGGCGACGCGCTGGCCGCCGAGCACGGTCGGGTAGGCGCCGGCGACGTAGCGGTCGATCGATTCCTGCTCGAGGTCGGGCAGCGCTCGGAGCATGAACGCGAGCCGGTCGCCGGTCACGACTCGGATCGCCGACTGCCGGGCGAGGTGTCGCCGGTCGACGAGCGCGCGGGTCGCTGGCATCAGGCCGGAGGCGTCGGCGCCGCGGCCGCGGTAGCCGCAGCGACGGCGGCGGCCTCGCGGATCGCCTGCGCGTCGGCCTCGACTCGCATGCGGGCGATCGCCTGCGGCGAGTAGCCGAGGAACGCCCACACGGCCTCGGTCGGCACGCCGACCGCCTGCAGCTTCGTCGCGGCGTCGGCGATCACCGCCGGGTTGCGCCGCTCGGGCGTGTGCCAGAGGATCTCGAGCTCGCGGTCGCCGGCGAGCTCGTCGTCGCCGCTCGCCCGGGCGGCAAGCCGCACAACGTTCTCCCACGACTCGCCGTAGCTCCGCTGCCGGTCGAGGCACTTCGTCAGCAGGCCCGTCTCGCTGGTGATCAGCGACTCGCTCGAGGGCGGGTTCGCCAGGTCCGACTGGACGAGGTAGTAGCTCGGCACGCGGCTGATCGCGGCGAGCTCGGCGACCTCGTCGTCGATCGCGCGCAGGTACTGGCCGATGTCGCCCTGCGGGAAGGCGCCCATCTTGGCGTCGCTGTTCGTGACGACCCAGGTGCGCATCGGGCCCGGCTTGAAGGGGTTGATCGGCTGGCCGTCCTCGTCGCGCTTGACCTCGAGGCCGGTGATCCACTTCTGCGGGAAGGTCACGCTGTAGGCGCCGATCAGCTTCGCGAGCTCGAGCTCCTGGATCCGCTCCATGATCGGGATCAGCTCGTCGAGCTCCGAGAGGCCGGCGGTCGCCGTCGTCGGCCGGTTCTCGAACGGGACGATGCCGACCGCGCCGGCCTCGTTCGGGACGACGGCGAGGTCGTCCCAGGCGGCGCGTGATCCGTCGACCAGCGGCGAGCGGCGCCGGTCGCGGTAGCGGGCGGTCCAGGTCGCGGTCAGCTCGGGCGTGTAGACGTCGGCGAGCCAGTCGCCGCCTCCGAGCGGCATCACCTTGATCGCCGCTGCGGTCACGCGGCGGTCGCCGGGCACGGTCATGTGCGCGACCTCGAGCGCCGTCTCGGGCGTGATCGTGACGTCCTCGCCGGTGCCGGCGATGCTGACGTAGCTGACGCCGACGATCAGCGCTTCGGTGTGCACGTCGCGCTGGTCCGAGTCGATCCGGTTGTCCTGCAGCAGCTTCCAGCCGCGGGCGTCGGCCTGCTCGCCGGTGGTCGACTGGACGCCCTGGACGACGAGCCGCTCGGCGATCGCGTCGACGACGAGCCGGGCCCAGGCGCCGCGCGCCTGCCGGCGCATCCGTTCGAAGGCGGGCGCGTAGTCGGCGGCGCTCGGCATCGCCGGCGGCGCCTGCCGGCAGCGGTACCAGGCGTAGAACTCCTCGGCGACGTCGCGCTGCACGCGCAGCTTCTCGAGCAGCTCGTCGCGGAGCTCGGTGAGGGTGTCCTCGTCGACGATGTCGGCGGTGTCGACGACGTCGATCGTGTCGTCGGCGCCGGCGGGGTCAAGGCCGAGCGCGCTCACTCCGGTGAAGTGTAGGGCGAACGAGGCGAGGCGCCAATCGGCGCCTCGCAGGAGGGATCGTGCCGGGTCGGGCCTAGTCGTCGCCGGCGACGGGTGCCTTCACGCTCTGCCCGATCAGGGGATTCCCACAGTTCGGCCGCGGGCTCGGCGTACTCGGGCGGTGTCGCCTCGGGGTCGTCGTAGGCGACCTGCACTGCAGCCTTCAGTGCCTCGTAGACGTCCTCGCTGACGGAGAGGATCACCTCGCGGCCGCGGCCGGCGGTGTGTCGGCGCCTGACGGAGATCATCGCCGCACCTCGAGCGTGAGCCGTAGCTGGCCGCCGTCCGCCGTCGCGTCGACGGAGAAGCTGCACGCTCTCGCGCGGGCGAACGTCGGTCCGATCAGGCGGCGAGTCGGTAGGCCGGTCGAGCGGTAGGTCGCTCGCGTCGTGCGAGAGACGGTGCGCCCGGGCCCGTTGCAGATCGCGTGCGTGCGTGTCTCGACCCGCTTCCCCTTGGTCGCGCGCAAGGTGACGCGGCCATGGCGGACGTCGATGGTGCCGCCGTAGAAGACGTGCGCGGAGGTGAAGTCGGGGCCGGTGTCGGAGGCGCGGTCGACGGTGCGCCAGCCGCCGGCGGCCGCCGCCGTGGTCGTACCGGCGGCGGCGGCCAGGACGGCCGCGGCGAGCAGCAGGCCGCGCTTCACGATGCGGCCTTGACCGGGCGCAGCTTGAACTCGCCCGGGTTCTTCGTGCGCACGACCGCGCCGGTCGGCTTCTTCGCCTGCGTGTAGAGCCAGGCGCCGAGGGTCGCCTCGGGCGTCTTGCCGGCCATCGCCGGCTTGACCAGCTTGACGGCCTCGCTGGTGATGTCCTTCGCCTTGCGCGGCTTGCCGTCGGCGAGGACGTGGAGGATCGCTTGCGAGCCGGTGACTCGCTTCGCGGTCTTGCTAGGCATCGGTCGTCCTTTCGTCGTGCCGGCCGCTTGTCGGCCGGTCGCACAACACGAGTAGCCGCACCGCTCGCGGGCAGCAAGCGGGGTCGGATAAGAAACTGTAAACCCTGCGACCATTTTGTAGCCGGGCGGCTACTATGTAGACATGAACGCAGCGCCCTCTACTGAAAGGAACCCCCTGATGAAGCGCTACGAGTTTTCCGCTGTCGTGTCCGACTCGGTGTTCGGGTCGGCGCGTCAGGTCGTCGCCGTCGAGGCGGCGTCGCTGAACGAGGCCCTCGAGCTCGCCCGGTCGATGACCGGCGTCGTCGAGCTCGGCGGTCTGCTGGTGATCATCGACCTCGAGCCCCAGGTGTGCCTGGCCTTCTAGGCCAGGCTCGCCGCTATCGAAAGGAACCCCCTGATGAACGCTTCTGATCTCACTCGTCTCGCCGCTATCGCCGAGGATGTCGCCGCTGCTGACGGCGGCCTGCTCGCAGGCGTGCGGATCTCCGAGGCCGCCGACGGCTCGGGCCGCTCGATCGCCCTCGTCGACATGCAAGAGGCCGGGCTCGAGCAGCAGTACCGGATCTCGTCGCCGGCGCCGGCGACGTCGCCCTCCTGGGCGCGCGTCGAGTTTGGCGACTGGCGGCTCGAGGTGCGGGTCGGCAACTTCGGCGGCGAGTGGATGGAGCTCGAGCTCGAGCTGCCGTTCGAGCTCGAGGTCGAGGTGCAGTCGTGAGCCCGCTGTCGCGGGAGGAGCGGCTGGTACGGGCGGCGTCGAAGGCAACCGCCGCCCGCGAGGCGCTCGAACGCGAGATCCGCGAGGCGGCGGTCGCCGGCATGTCGCTCCGGCAGATCGCGCCGCTGGTCGGGCTCTCGCGCGAGTGGACGCGCCGGATCGCCTCCGGCACGGCCCGGAAGGAGGCGGCGTGAGCCCACGCTGGATCCGGCTCGAGGGCGGCCACTGCTCCTGCTCGCGCTGCGGCGAGCTCGTCTCGGTGTCCTGGCGGTACTTCGAGCGGCCGACGCTGTGGACGATCGCGCTATGCGAGCCGTGCGTCGAGCTCGAGCTCGGCTAGGATTGTCTGCTCTTGCGAAGTTGCAACCTTCGCAGGGGGAATCGGCGAGCCGCCTGCGGGCGGCTCGTCGTGCGTCTGCGGTCAGAACATGACGAGCTCGCCGGGCTCGCGCTCGCGCTGCGCGGCGAGCTGGTCGGCGCGGGCCTCGTAGGCGAGCACGCCGGCGACGGCGGCGTCGATCTTCTCCGGCGAGCCGGGCCTCGACTTCGTCAGCACGTAGCCGCCGCGCGTCTCGCGGATCTGCGCGTTGAGCGCATGGCGGGTCAGGCGCTCGTCGCCGGCGTGGATGACGGTGCCGGCCGTGAGGTCGGTACGGAAGCGCTCGACCGCGTCGCGCATCCTCGAGCGGTTCGTCCAGAAGCGGATGATGGCCTGGTCGCCGTAGTCGCGCGCCCACCGGTCGATCTCCGACTGCCAGAGCGGCGGGTCGAAGTAGCCGCGCTTGACCTTGTAGAGCTCCATCGCTGCGGCGACGGTCGCGTCGACCTCGTCGGTCGGTGTCTCCCACTCGTCGGCGCCCTCGGGCGCTTCCCACACGCCGATCGGCTGGAGCAGCCCGTCCTCCAGGCGGCAGGCGACGAGCGCGGTCGCGTCGCCGTAGCGGGCTCCGTCGAAGCCGAGCGCGATCTCGTCGCCGGGCTGGAGCTCGAGCTCGCGGGCGCCGGCGTGCCAGTCCTCGGCGTCGAGCCACCACGCTTCGGCGCCGACCCATAGGCCGCACGCGAAGCGCTGCCACTGCCAGGGGAGCATGCTCGGGCTGTCGTGCCGGCGCGCGAGCAGCTCGAGCGTCTGCCAGCTCGCCGGGTTGGCGCGCTTGACCTTGCGCATGTCGTCGACGTCGTCGTCGGCGTCGAGCGCCCACTCATGGAGCGCGTAGCTGCCGTCGCTCGAGCGGGCGTAGGTGTAGCGGCCCTTCCGCTTGAGCTGCGGCAGCCGCCGGGCGGCCGAGCGCATGATCCCGAGCGGCGACTGCTCGTTCTCGCCGGCGGCGCTGATCGCGAGCATGCGGCCGTCGCGCGGTCCGAGCCCGTCGCGGAAAATCCCGTAGAGCTCGGCGCTGCGGGCCCGGTGGAGCTCGTCGACGAGCGCGAGCGTCGGGATGACGCCGTCGGCGGTGTCGACGTCGGCGGCGAGCACGCGCACTCTGCCGGCGTCGCGCAGCGATCGGATCTCGCGGTAGCCGCGCTTCGGCACGACCCGCTCGCGCAGCTCCGGGGATCGGCGGACGAAGCCCGAGGCGGCGTCGTAGAGGATCGTCGCCTGGTCGCGCGATCGCGCTCCGATCACGCACTCGGCGTCGGGCTCGACGATCAGGTGGTAGAGCGCGAGCGCTGCGAGGAGCGTGGTCTTGCCGTTCTTCTTCGGCAGCAGGATGAGCGTCTCGACGGCGCCGTCGAAGTAGTCGCCAAGCATCGCCTTCTGGAACGGCTCGAGCTCGAGCGGGCCGCCCTGCTCGAGCGTCAGCGCCCGGCAGAAGCGCTCGAAGATCGCGAGCTCAGCTTTGCCGCTGCGCCCGTTTCCGCGCGAGCTCATCGACCTCGTCGAACAGTCCAGGTGGCGCGTCGGCCTCGGGCTCGTCGGCCTGCGGCTCGAGCGGCTCGTCTCTGCCGGCGAACGGCGGCCGCGGCAGGGTCCTGCCCCACCGCTCGGGGTAGCTGCGCTCGAGGAAGAACGCGGAGGCTCTCCAGTCGCCGTCGGCGGCCGCCTTCGCGACCCTGGCGACGTGCGAGGCCTCGCCGGTGGCTCGGGCCTCGTCGAGCTCGGCGCGCAGACGGGCGTAGGGCTCGTCGCGCTTGCGCCCGGAGAGGCCGCGGTGCAGCCACTCGCGGAGCGTGCGCGGGCTGATGCCGGCAGCTCGAGCTGCTGTCTCGTCGTAGTTGCCGGCCGCGAGCAGCGTCGCTAGGCGGCCGGCGATCTCGTCGGTCAGCATCGTCGGCCGGCCGAGCCGGCGGCTCTGATGGACGGCGCACAGGTCGCTGCCGGCCGCGGCCGGGTGCTTGCAGGGCGAGCCCTTCGCGGTCGTCGCGCTACACGGCGGCACGGGCCTTGCGCCTCCTCTCGAGCTCGGCGGCCTCGCCGGTGTGTCGCTGCCAGCGGTCGACGATCACGTCGCAGTAGCGCGGCTCGTACTCAACGAGGTAGGCCCGGCGTCCGAGGTTGTCCGCTGCGATCATCGTCGTCCCTGAGCCGCCGAACGGCTCGTAGACGAGCTCGCCGCGGCGGCTCGAATTCTGGACCATGTGCGCGACGAGCTCGACCGGCTTCGAGGTCGGGTGGAGCTCCGCGACCATCGGCCGGTCGGCGCGCACGACGTCGGTGTTCCGCGCGTTGCGGAGCCGCCGCACCAGCGCGAGCAGCTCGCGCTTCTCGAGCGTGCGGGGATCGACCTCGTCGTCGATCGTCGTCGGCTCGCCCATGCTGCCGTTCCAGCGGTGGCCGGCGCCCGGGCGCCAGCCGTAGAGGATCGGTTCGTGTTGCCAGTGGTAGTCCTGGCGGGTCAGCACGAAGACCTGCTTGACCCACACGAGCGTCTGATGGATGTCCCATCCGGCGTCGTCGACGGCGCGGCGGAAGACCGGGGCGCGGCCGTCGGGGTGGGCGACGTAGACGGCGCCGCCCTTGCGGGTGTGCTCGAGCGCGAGCCCGAGCGAGCCCTTGACGAGCTCGTAGAGGAGCTCGGGGTCGAGGTGGTCGCCGGCGAAGCTGGCGCCGGCGGTCGCTCCGACGCCGCCCTTGCCGTAGTAGCCCTGGCGCTTGCCGCCGCGGCGGTCGTGGTAGTCGACGCCGTAGGGCGGGTCGGTCCAGACCATCTCGGCGAGCTCGTCGCCGAAGAGCCGCGCGACGTCGTCGGCGTCGGTCGAGTCGCCGCAGATCAGCCGGTGGCCTCCGAGCTGCCAGAGGTCGCCGCGCTTCGCGGTCGGCTTCGCCGGCGGCGCCATCGGCTCGGTGTCGCGGGCGGCGTCCTCACCCGATCGGGCCAGGCTGTCGAGCAGCCGGTCGAGCTCGCCCGACGTCCAGCCAGTGCCGGCGAGATCCTGGATCGCCTGCAGCAGCTTCGCGAGCGCCTCGTCGTCGTAGCCGGCGCGGTCGTTCGCCCGGTTGTCGACCAGCACGATCCTGCGCGCCTGCTCGGCGTCGACGTCGACGAAGGTCGCGGCGATCTCCTGCCAGCCGAGCTCGCGCGCCGCCTGCCAGGTGTGGTTGCCGGCGAGCACCTCGTTCGTCGCTCGGCGGACGACGATCGGGCGGTACTGGCCGTTCGTCTCGAGCGACTCGCGGATCGTGGCGATGTCGCCGACGCGCGGGTTGCCCTTGTACGGTCGCAGGCTCTTGATCGGCACGGCGAGCTCGGCGAGCGAGTCGTGGATCCGTGTCACGGCTTGGCCTCGTCGTCGGGGTAGGCGAAGTCGACGTGCGCGTAGTTGCAGCGGGCGCAGTACCACAGCACGGCGTCGGCGCCGAGCTCGAGCCCGCCCGCCTCGAACCGGGCCAGCAGCTCCGTGTCGCGCGGGCTGTCGCCCGGCTCATGGTCGAGCCTGAACCGGGAGCGGAGAGTCATGCGGTGGCCGTCCGGGCAGTGCGGCGCGCTCGCGTCCCACTGCTCGATCGCGTGGCGCAGACCGACGAGCAGCCGCGCCTCGGGCGTGTCGTCGTCGGCGCTGACGCCGCCGTCCTCGAGCGCGTCGATCGCGTCGCGGAGCGTGCCGGCGAGCTCCTCGGCGGCTTCGTCCCAGGTCGTCATGCCGACCCTCCATCCCGAGCGGCGATCTCGGCAAGCGTCAGGCGCAGCCGGGCGCGGAGCTCGCCGACGTTCTCGGGCACGTTCGCCACGCCGTCGCACCACTCGGGCGGCGGGTCGTCGTCGTCGAGGCCCTCGAGGTCGACCAGCATCGCCTCGACCAGCGAAGCCGACTTCTCCCGCAGATCGGCGTCCGCCATCAGCGCGGCGCGGATCTCTGCCAGCCGGTCGTCGCCGGTCATGCGCCCTCGCAGCCGCGGCGGAACGTCTCGAGCTCCGGGTCGTACTGGTACCAGCAGACCAGCTCGTCGAGCGGCATCGTCTCCAGGCTGTCGGGCTCGAGGCCAGTCGGCCGCCCGCAGTGCCGGCACTGGCCGCCGTCGGCGAGCTGCTCGCAGAGCCGCAGCGCCGCCCGCGTCGGCTCGAGCGCCGCCGCCGCCTCATGCCGATCGTCCGGGTAGCTCGCGACCGCGATCCACACGACCGGCGGCTCATCGTCCGAGTAGCGGATCTGCACCGACGTCGCGCCGGTCCGTCGCACGAACGTGATCGCCGCCGTGAGCCGCGGCTCGTCGAGCCTCGGCGCGGTCATCCCTGCCCCATCGGGCCCTGCATCGGCACGATCCGAACGTCGAGCCCGATCGCCTTCGCGGTCGACGCCGCCTCCGTCACCAGGAACGCGACGATCGCCCGGGCGCGATCGCCGATGTCCTCGGGCAGGTCGGTGCCGGCCGCCGACGTGCACGCGTCGAGCTCGCCGGCGGGGACGTCGCTCGCGCTGAGCCCGATGTAGATGTAGTCGAGCCGTCCGCCGCCGGCGCCGAGCTCCTGCTCGGCGGCGTCCATCGCCGCGGCGCAGGCGCGCTCGACGAGGTTGCTCGGCTCAGTCGTCGGCGTCATGGCTGCAGGATCGGGTCGTCGGTGACCTCGCTCCAGTCGGAGCCGAGCCAGTGGATCCCCTGCGCGCCGGCCGCACACGTCTCGCGGTCGCGGCAGTAGCGCACGTTCTCGGTCACCTCGACGCCCTCGCGGCTCCGGTAGCGGCGGCTCAGCACCGTGATCGCGCTGTCGGGCCGCTCGTCCTCGCAAACGTGGCATGTCCAGGTCCGCTCGTCGATCATCTCGTCGTCCTCCTACTTTCCGCCGCCACGCGCGTGCGCGCGAGGCGACTTTTTTTCGCGGCCGCAGTCCCCATCGGGGTCTGTCGAATCGCGCGGGGGGGAGCCTCCCCCACCCGTGCGCGCGACGCGGTCGGCGATCGTTTTGGTCCCCTCGCACTCGTCGCAGAGCAGCTGCAGGTTGTCGAGGCCGCCGGGCCCGAGGTGGCCGGGCGCGCCGCCGGCGGCGAGCGGCACGCGGTGATCGACGGCGCCGGCGCCGCGTGGAACGGCGCGGCCGCAGCTCTCGCATCGGTGTCGTGCTCGAGCTCGAGCTGCTTGCTTGATCGCGACGCCTCGCGCGCCCTTGAGCCCGAGCTCCTGGCGGCGTTGCTGCGAGGACTGCCAGGGTTGCGGGGCATGGACGTGGCAGCGTCCTCCGCGTGCGGTCGTGCGATGGCAGCCGGGGACCGGGCAGGCGGCGGCGGCCCGGCTCACCGGTTCGACCCCTCCCCCCTGTCAGACCCCTCCCCCTGATCGACGGCGACCCCCCCTGGCTCAACGTCGGCGTCGGGCTCCTGCGCGCCCACCCCCCCTGCCTCGACGCCGGCGAAGGGTGCCGGCTTCGACCCCTCCCCCCGTATCCGCTCGAGCACGACGCGGTTCGACCAGGCGGCGCTCTCGATCGCGTGCACGATCGCCGGCGCGGTCGTCTCGACGACGAGCTCGACGTTGAGGTGGCTGGTGCCGGGGATCTCGACGATCCGCCAGCGCGTCTGCTCGGTCACTTGCGCCGGCGCCGGCGGCTGAGGATCGACGGCGGCCGGACGCGGCGGGTCCTCGTGACGCTGGCGACCTTGCCGCCGTGCCGCTTGCGCACGACGCTGCGGACCTTGCTCGGCGTTCCCATCGTGTGCCGCTGCGCGGCCCGGCTGAGCGCGTTGCGGTGCAGGCCGATCCGCTGGCGCTCGCTGATCCCGGCCTTGCGCGCTTGCGCCTTCGTCGGCACCGGGTACTTGCGCGACTTGCGGTAGACGAACGCTGAGTCGGGCAGGGCGTTCCGCTGCTTGGCGGTGAGCGCCACGCCCGGAGGTTAGCGCGCCGCCGCTTACGATTCGAGCGCGGGCCCTTAGCTGACCTCGGCACCGTGGCTCGGCGGGGCTCGCTGTCACGCGAGGTCGATCCAGTCCTGCACCATCAGCCCGACGCCGTAGACGGAGCTCCTGCCGGGCGTGTAGTAGCCCTCGTCCTTGTAGCGGCTGACCGGGTAGTAGGTCGCGCCCTCGCTGTCGCTCGCGTAGACGCCGATGCAGGTGCCGCCGACGCCAGCGCCGTCGTCGCCGTAGTCGGGCACCTGCCAGGGCATCTTGTTGCGGTAGAGCTCGAAGGCGAGCAGCACTTCGGCCGCGCCGATCCGGTCGCGCTGGTCGTCGCGGAGGCCGGCGAGCTGGCCGACCATCCGACGGGCGCCCCCGTTGTAGGCGTTGTCGAACTCGGGCTCCGTCTCGCACTGGCCCCAGGCGGGCCCGTCGAGGTCGAGCTCGTCGACCATCTGGCAGGCGACGTCGTAGCCGGTGCCGACGCCGGCGACGAAGCCCGAGGGCACGCGGCAGTCGCACCACGCCTCGACGGTGCCGAAGCGCTCGCGCAGCTTCGCGATCACGTCGGGCGTGTAGTAATTCGTCTCGCCCTGGTCGCGGTAGCCGCGGTCGGCGCTGCAGACGGGCACCATCCAGGGCGGCGCGTTCAGGCAGTCGAGCGGCGCCTGCGCCAGGAAGATCCGGGCCTGCGCCGGGACGAGGTAGTCGAAGTCGGAGCCGCCCGAGGCGCCGGTGTCGTGGTCGTCCTTGAGGATCTGCTCGGTCCGCTGGTGCTTGTCGATCGCCTTCCACTGATCGACCGGGACGCCGGCGAGCGCCTGGTTCATGTCGGGCCACCTGCCGTCCTTGCCTTTGACGAGCAGCGTGCCGGCGGGGTCGAGGTCGCGCTGCCGGTTGTGGAACGCGACGATCCCGTCCTGCGATCCGATCTTGCTCATCGGTGTCCTCCGATCTCGTAGAGGGTCAGCTCGAGCCCGGGCGTCCCGTAGCACTTGACCGCTTCGTGCTCGGCGATCTGCGAGTCGTCCTGGTAGGCGATGCCGGCGAGCGCGTCGGCGACGGCGCGCACCAGCTTGTCGAGGTCCGGGCGGGTCGCGACCCACGTCGGCGCGCTCGCCTTGACCTTGCCGGCGTTGCGGCCGGTGCCGTAGTGGTGCTTCGGCCGCGGGAAGCGGAACGTCGCCTCGAGCAGCAGCGGCCCGGCCAGGAGCTCGTCGCCGTCCATCGCGTCGATCGCGGCCGCCGCGACGGCGTTCCGCCACGGCTCGGTCGCGCGGTTGTCCTCTCGTGTCCAGGTGCGGCCGCCTCCGGTCGCGATCGTCTTGGAGCCCTGCGGCGCCGGCGTGCCGGCGATCTCGACCCGCACGAAGCGGCGGCCGTCCTCGAAGCGCCCGGTGCTCACCGGCGTCGGCTCCGCTTGCGGTGCTCGGGCCCGTTCGGGCAGGTGGCGAAGTGCGAGATGTGCAGCGGCTCGTCGGCGTTGCGGGCCTGCTCGAGGTCGGCGCGGCTGAGCGCGACGACGAGGTCGTCGTACATGCGCAGGTTCCCTCGGGCGCTCGGCTCGAGGTCGACGGGCATCGTGCTGCCGCGCGTCGTCCTGCAGAAGACGATCGGCGCTCCGCAGGAGCGGCAGGTCGTCGGGGTCATGGCTGTCGTCCTCTCCGGTCGAGGGTGCGTTCGATCGCGCGGACGTGGTCGCGGATCGGGACGTCGCGGGAACGCCACCGGCAGGCGGCGAGCAGGCGCCGGCGCCGGCGGGTCACCATGCGAGCGCCTCGTCGTCGTCGACGAGCTCGGCGCGGAGCTGCTCGAGCTGGCCGCGCTCGGCGGCGCTGAGGTCGAAGCGGTCGAGCTCGGCGCGGAAGGCGCCGAGGTCGTACTGCCAGGCCTCGTTGCGGACCTTGGCGAGGGCGCGGTCGTAGTCGCTCGCCGTCGTCCGGCGCCTGGCGCTCTCGCGGATGCTGCTGCCGGCGGCGCGTGGGTTCGAGCCGCAGCCGGGGCAGCGGTAGCCGGGACGGACGCGCTCACCGCAGACCAGGCAGGGCGTCGTCGCGGTGCCGTCTCGGGCGTCCCCCGCGCTCGTCGCGGGGGTAAGGGGGTCCTTCTCTATCTTGGTCCCGCGCGCGCGCGCGAGGGTGTCCGTAGCCATGTCCGCAAGCGAACCCTGTGCTGATGCGGGTTTGCCTGGGGACACGGGTGCAGCGGTGTCCTCAGTTGCTGGGGACACAGACCCCCTGTGGAAAGTCCCCAGCGCTGTCCTCAGGGTGTCCCCAGTGCGCACCGTGAAAGTGGCGACGCGGGCGTGGTCGTCGTAGTCGATCAGGCCGGCGTCGCGCAGCGAGCGCAGCGCCCGGCCGACCGTCTTGGTGCTGAGATCGGTGACGTCGGCGAGCGCGCCGTGCGAGGTGACGACTCCGTCGTCGCGGTCGGCGCCGGCGGCGACGAGGTAGTGCAGGAGTGCGTAGGCGTTGAACGTCAACTCTCGCCGGGCGAGCATCGCGGCGAGCGCGCGTGGCGCCTTCCACCAGCCGCCCGCGGTCACGCTGCCACCTCATCGGTCGCGTGGGCAAGCTGCTCGAGCAGCGGTCGGGCCGACTCGGCGAGCCAGTAGACGGTGGTCGACGGGGTGAGCGCGGCGAGCAGGATCTCGGCGCGGTCGTTCGGGTCGCGCCAGGTGCGGGCGGCCTCGCGGGCGCCGGCGAGGCGCGCGTCGAGCGAGAGGTCGCAGAGGCGGACGGGGAGGGTGAGCCGGCGGCGCGGCGGCTGGAGGCCGCGTGCGCACCAGCGGCAGCGGAGCGCCGCCTTGTCGCGGCCGTTGGAGCCGTCGGTAGGGCCGCCGCAGTCGGCGCAGACGCCGCGGTAGCGGTCCTTGCGGGCGCGCGCCTTCGTGCCGGCGGGGTCGCAGATGATGCTGTTGACGGCCGACCTGCCGATCCCGAGCTCGGCGGCGATCTCGCGCTGTGTGAGGCCGCGGGCCTTGCCGATGAGGATCTGCTGCAGCCGCTCGGCTCGAGTGACGTGCGCGCTCACGTCGCCTCGTCGTCGTCGGGGTCGGCGTCGGGCGGGATCGTGTAGCGGGCGGCCCACTCGCAGAGGCCGAGCGCGCGCCAGTCGGTCATGCCGGCGGGTCCGTAGAGGTGGCCGGCGGTGGTCGCGCCGTCGGGGCCGAGCGTTTCGTGGAGCAGCACCCATCCGGTCAGGACGTGGCCCTCGCGGAGCTCGAGTACGTGCTCGATCGCGCGGTGCACGCGCTCTTGCTCGTCGAGCTCGTTCATGGCTCGTCGTCGATCTCGGCGTAGGCGATCGCGTCGATCTGGACGAGCACGCGGTGCGGCGTCGCCGGCGGCTCGACCACGGTCATCGCGTGCAGCCAGCCGTCCTCGGCGACCTCGACGTCGACGCTTAGCCGCTCCTGGCAGCCGGTGCCGACCGTGAGCCACACGCGCTTGCCGGCGAGCTCCTGCAGCGGCCCGTCCAATTAGAAGCCCTCGGGGAACGGCCAGGTCTGCGGGTCGTCGGGGTCGTACTTCTCGAGGTGGTCGATCACCTTGCCGGCTTCGTCCTTCGTGAGCTCGCTCGAGGTCGTGAGCTGCCGCTCGACGACGCCGGCGCAGTAGCGCAGCCGGTCGGCGCGGTCGGCGATCCCGACGTCGCGGAAGAGCGCGTGCATCTTGCGCCGCTGCGGGTCGGTGACCATGTCGGGCTGGACCTCGTGGGCGCCGGCGGCGATCGCTTCGTCGACGAGCGCCTGCTCGGCGGCGGGTAGCTGACCGGGCGGTGGTAGGGCGCTGTCGGCGCCAGGCGAGTGCGCCTCGTCGCCTGCGATCTGTTCCGCTGTGCGCTCCTGGGAGGCGCCCTGCGCGTCGTCCTCGTCGGCTGGCGGTTCAGGGTCGGGCTCGGGCTTGTCGGGCGTGGCGGGCTCGGACGGCGGCTCAGGGGCGGCGATCGCGGCGCGCCGGCGCCGTCGCGTTCCGCTCGAGCGGGCCGCGGCGGGTTCGGCGCCGTTCGCCGGCGCCTGCTCGTCGTCGGCCTCCTCGGTCGCGGCGAGGCCTCCGATCACGTCGGGGAAGAGGTCGCGGGCGAGCTCGGCGCTCGCGCGGGCCTTGAGCATCTGGCGCGGGTACATGCGCCACGGCGGCTTGCCGGCGAGGTTGGCGCGCTGCGCGTCGTCCATCGTCCAGGTGACCCTGGAGATCTCGTCCTCGTCGGCGCGCTTGCCGCAGGCGATGCAGCGGGTGGTCGTCGACTCCTCGAACCAGATGCGGTGGCCGGCGGCGCGGATCAGGCCGCGCTGCGCCTCGGCGGCCAGGGTGGGTCGGCCGTTGATCACGGCGATCTTCGCGAGCGACTGCATCCGGCCGAGGCCGACCTCGTCGCCGTACAGCAGCGCGGCGGTGATCGCGGCTGGGTTCGAGCGGAGCGCCTCGGGGACGAAGTCGGTTCCGCCGATCCGCTGCGCGATCTCGGCAGGGTCGAGCAGCCAGCTCGCGTCGTAGTCGCCCTGCTGGCGGTAGGGGACGATCTCGGTCATGGCGCCTCCTCTCGGGCGAAGCGGGGAACGTCGGGAGGCGGCCCGTCGACGAGCTCGACGACCATCCGGTCCGGGTCGGCGTCGACGTAGGCGTGCAGCGTCGTCGCGTGCTCGAGCTCGGCGTTCGTGATCTCGAGCCGGCCGCCGGCGCGCAGCACGAGCGCCTTGAAGGCGACAGCGAGGCCGGCGACCTCGTTCAGACCGACGGGGTCGCCGTGGCGGGGGTCGGCGCTCATGGCGCGTCCTCGAGCGTGCGGATCGTGAGCCGGGTCGTCGGCTCGGTGTCGAAGGCGACCGACCGAGCGGCGACGGCGGTGCGGGTGATCAGGAAGCGGCCGACGCGGACGGGCGCGTCGTCGCCGAGGTCGAGGCCGCCGATCAGCACCTTGGCGCGGTCGTCGATCTCGCGGAACCTCTTTCGGCTGGCGGCGACGGCGTTGCGTTGCCGCTCGCGGTCCTCGAGCGCCTGCTCGAGCTCGGCGTTCTCGATCGTCGCCTCGTAGAGCGACGCCTGCGGGACGAGTCTCATGGTCGTGCCTCGATCGCGTCGGCGGCGGCGAGTAGCGCGAGCTCGTCCTCGTCGAGTGCGTCCGGGGCGACGCCGGTCGCGCGGGCGAGTAGCCGGCAGACGGCCTCGATGTGCCCGAGCCGCGTGTCCAGGTCGTCGAGCTCTCTGCGCAGCGCCTTCGCCAGGTCGACGTCGCTGTGCAATGCGCGTGCGAGCGGCAGCGCCTCGAGCTCGTCGCGGATCTCGGCGAGCAGGTGCTGGTCGATCGTGTTCGTGCGCTCGGTCTTGATCCTGCGCGGGAAGCGACTCATGGTCGCCTCCCCGAGAGCACGAGCCGCTCGAGCTCGGTCAGCTCCCAGGTCGCCTCGACGGCGTAGAGGTCGCCGCCGACGTGGCGAAGCAGCGCGGGGTCGCCGGGCGGCGCCGGCACCGTCGACCACGTCCAGTCGTCGGCCTCCCACAGGACGAGCCGGTCGCCGAGGCCTCGCGGCGGCCGGTGCCGTGGCGGCACGATCGGCACCATCGCCGTCCAGGCGCCCCAGCCCTGCGCGACGTTCCGGCCGCCGGGCGTGAAGCCCTCGGGCAGCTCGAGCCGAGCGTCGAGGTGGATGACACCCGAGCGGTAGTCGAAGCGGCGGCGCAGCGAGTCGGCGAACGTGACCGCCCCGTCGCGCTCGACGCCGGTCGTGTAGCAGAACGCTGCCTGCCAGCGGCTGACCGCCAGCCGCGGCACGGCGTAGTGCTCGCGCCGCTCGCCGTCGGTGCCGCGCCCGAACACGCGCGTGCGGGTGACGGTGCCGCCGGCGGCGATCGTCGGCGTGAGCGCGATCAGCGCGACCTCGTCGCGGGCGGCGATCGAGTAGGCGCGGGCGATCTGCTCGAGCTCGCGGCGCTGGTCGGGGTCGCTCGTTCGGCGGGCCTCGCGCTGGTACTCGGCGGCTCGAGCTCGAGCGCCGGCGCGGGGGATCTCGACGGTGGACAGGTTCATGGTGCACCTCCGTTCGACGGTGGTAGGAGCGCGTCGCCGATCCAGCGGTCGCGGCCGTCCTCGGTGAAGTCGGCGACGTGCTTGAGGTAGAGGAAGATCCCGAAGGCCTCGCCGTCGGCGGTGACCGGCTTGAGGTCGTAGGTGCCGTCGCTGCGGATCTCGATGCCGGCGCAGGCGTCGACCTTCGGTACGGGGAGCTCCTGGCCGTCGTCGCCGACCGTGAACTCGGCGAAGCGGGCGGCGGCGAGCTGGAGCGCGATCTCGGGCCAGATGCCCTTGAGCGCGGTTTTCCAGTCGAGCAGCCACAGTTGGCCGTCGGCGAGCTCGGCGACGAGGTCGGGGGTGCCGGCGTAGCCGGCGGTCCGGTTGTAGAACGGTTCCTCGACGAGCAGCGGCTTCGGCTGCCAGTCCTCGTCGAAGCGATCCCAGGCGTCGGCGTAGCCCTTGAGCTCGTCGGCGACGTCGGCCTCGCCGGCGCGGATCATCTGCTCGATCAGCGTGTGCACGTTCTTGCCGACAGCGCCGCGGGCGTCGCGGTACTCGTCCGGCGCTCCCTTGATCCGATCGAGCCGCTCCGAGGGCAGGAGCTCGGCGAGCTCGTCCCAGTGGTTGATCGCGTACTTGGCCGACTCGCCGCTGGCCCAGTTGACGAGGCCGGGCTTCGCGATCGCGCGGAGGATGCCGGTGATGCTCGGGACGCGTTCGCCGTCGATCCGGTAGCTGTGGCCGCGGCCGTGGTTGCGGCGCTGGCCGGGCAGGGTCGGGGCGGCGCTCATCGCGCCGCCCCTCTATGCCGCGTCGAGCTCGCCACGCCTTGCCGAGCCTCGCCCGGCCTCGGCCCGCCCGGCCCAACCATGCTCACCGCGCCGGGCCCGACCGCGCCGTGCCGAGCCGTGCCAGGAGACGCTCTGCCGAGCCAAGCCCCGCACTGCCCCGCCAGGCCGCGCTGTGCCGCGCTGAGCTTTGCACTGCCCCGCTCCGCCAAGCCCTGGGCTGCCGCGCCGCGCCCAGCCGCGCCAACCCTGCCGTGCCGCACAAGGCCGCGGCGAGACGTCATGCGGCGGCTCCGACCATCACGCGGTCGACCATCGCCAGGTGCGCCTTCAGCTGCGCGGCGTTCCGGCCCTTGGTCGCGTTGCCGTTCGAGGCGAGCTTGTGCAGGTCGCCCGCCTGGAGCTCGGCCTCGAACGAGCCGAACTCGGGCCGGTAGTCGCCGAGGCCGAACTTCTTGGAGCGCTCGACGACGAGCTCGAGGAAGTCGAAGTCGAGGTCCTCGGGGTCGTAGGCGAGCTCGGCGATCAGCGACCAGTCGTCGAACTTCGGCCGGCACTTGACGACGCGGCCGCTGCCGGCGCCCGAGAGCGCGACCATCGCCTCGTACTTGAAGCCGGCCGCCCACAGCTCGTCGGCGGTGCGCGGCCCGTCGTAGAGCAGCGGGATTCGGTAGTCGACGACGACCAGCGACCGCTTCACCTCTTCGCCCTTGCGCCACTTCGTCGCCGCTGAGCGCAGGAGCTCCTTGACGTTCTTGCCGGGGATGTACGGGCCGGCCTCGTCGTCGAGGTAGATGCCGAGCGACCACTCGAGCTCGCGCAGGCGGGCCTCGTCGTCGAGGCTCTTGCCGCGCTTCTTGCCGAGCAGGTAGTAGGCGCGATACGTCTCGCTGTCGCGGTCGAACTCGCCGCTGTTCATCAGCAGCGGTGCGGTGCCGGTCATGAGCAGGGTCGCCCGCTGGTAGCCGGGCGGCACCACTCGCCGCATCCACATCGTCGTCTTGGCCTTTGCGGTGGTCACGTTTAGACTCCTTCCGCGTGTGTGTGTAGGTGCGAGGGGGGCGGGACGGCCTCCCTCGCGGCTCTCTCGTCGAGCGGTTCAGGTCACGGCCTCACCACCTCCGTGGGCGTGCGCGTCGCCATGCCCCGCCAAGCCGGACCGCGCCGAGCATCGCCGTGCCCCGCCGTGCCGTGCCACGCCGTGCCGAGCCCCGCCACGCCGCGCCGAGCCTGGCCATGTTCTTGCCGCGCATCTCCGCGCCGCGCCTGGCCATGCCCTGCCGAGCTCGGGCCGGACTGGCCCCGCTGAGGCCGGCCTAGTCATCGCAGACCGCACGCCCTGCTCGTGTTCGGCCACGGCTGCCAGCCGCGGTGGAAGTAGGCGCGGATCGCGACGGCGATCTGCACCTCGGGCGGCCAGTGGTCGGCGGTGCCCCACTGCTTGAAGAACTCGAGCCCCCAGGTGCGCTGGAAGTCGAGGTCCATCTGCAGGCCGCCGTAGTAGCCGTTGCCGGTGTTCGCCGACCAGCCGTAGCCGGCGTTCTCGCCGCCGTAGACGCAGAGGAAGTCGCGGACGATCCCTCGCGCCGGCAGCACATGGCCGGTCGCCTGGAGGCGCCGCTGCAGCCGGCCAACCTTGCGGTGCTCGCGCCGCCAGCGTTGCGCCCAGCGCTCGGGGCCGGCGCCGGCGTAGCGGATCTGGCCGTAGCCGACCGTGCGGGCACCGCGGGTGGTCGTCGAGCCGGCGTGGGCGTCGCGGCCGCCGGCGACGACCAGGGCGGCGCCTAGCGCGAGCGTCGTCGCGCTGAGCAGCGCGATCGCCACGGCCAGGCTGCCGTGCTCGGGGACGCGGTGCCGGTGCGGCGTCATGCCGGCGCGCCCTCGAGCTCGTCCTGGCGGGCGGCGTAGAGCTCGTAGCGGAGGCAGTCGAGCTCGTCGTGCAGGTCGACGGCCTGGCGGGCGAGCTCGATCGCGTCGGCAGCGATCGCGCGCTGCCGCTCGGTTAGCTCAGTGGCGCGCTCCTCGAGCTGCGCGATCAGGCTGGTCACGGCTGTCTACTCCTGCGGAAGTAGACTTGCGCGCGTAGCACTTGTGCTACGATTGCGTGTAGACATACTGAACGACGACCCCCCGGAGGTGCCCCGTGAAGAAGTCGAACGAAGCCCTGATCCCTTACGCCCGCAAGTCGGCGAAGGAGGATCCTGCCGTCTCGCGCGATCGCCAGCTCGGCGCGATCGACGGGTGGGCGGCCGCTGCCGGCGTGCCGCTCCTCGAGCCGGTGTTCGAGGCCGGCGTGTCGGGCTCGAAGCCCTGGCGCGACCGCGAGCTCGGCGACGTCATCGAGGCGTGCGAGCGCGGCGCTGCCGGCGGCATCGTCGTCGAGGAGCTCTCGCGGCTCTCGCGCGAGAACGGCCTTGCGACCGCTGAGGTCTACGACGCCCTGCAGCGTGCCGGTGTGCGGCTGGTCGTCGTCGCTGACGGAATCGACACGGCGACCGGCGACCACGAGCTGAACTTTGCGGTGCGGGCGGCGCTCGCGCGTGAGCAGTGGAAGCAGTACGCCCGGCGCGCCGACCATTCGAAGCGGCGGGCGATCGCTCGCGGCGTCCACATCTCGGCGAAGTGTCCGGTCGGCTATCGCCGGCCGATCGTCGAGCCGGGCGAGCCGGCCCGGCCGCTCGAGATCGATCCGAAGGCGGCGCCGGCGGTCACGTCGGCATTCGAGCTGCGCGCGACCGGCGCGCCGGTCAGCGCGGTGGTCGCGCTCCTCGAGGAGCTCCTGCCGGGCGGCCCCGATGGTCGCGGCCGCTGGACGAGAGACACGGTGAAGCGGCTTCTGCGGAACCGCGTCTACCTCGGTGAGGCCCGGCAGGGGAAGTATTCGAAGCCCGGCGCCCATCCGGTGCTGGTCGAGCTGCCGGTGTTCGACACGGTGCAGGCGCTCGAGCGGCCCGAGCCGCGGGCGGTGCCGCGCTCGACGGTCGCGCTCCTCGCGGGCGGGATCGCTCGCTGCGCGTCCTGCGGCTATGGCCTCTCGAAGCAGGGTGCCGGCGGCGGCGTCTATCGGTGTCGGGCTCACAGCGCGTCGTCCGAGAAGTGTGCGGCGCCGGCGTCGATCCCTGCGGGCGAGCTCGAGGAGTACGTCGAGGCGGCCGCGCGCGAGCGCTTCGAGTCGGCCCGGTCGCGGATCTCGCGGGTCGCGGTCGAGGTCGACGTCGTCGAGCTGCACTCGCGGCTGGCGGCGCTGCGCGAGCAGCGGCTCATGTACGAGGACGGGGCCTTCGCTCTCCAGCTCGGACCCGAGGCGGCGCTGCGGGCGCTGCAGAAGATCGACGACGAGATCGCCGCGGTGAAGGGCGAGCTCGCGGAGGCGGTCGGCTCGGCGGCTGACGCGGAGCTCCTCGATCGCGACCAGGTGTGGCCCGAGGATCTGGACGAGCGGCGCGGGATGATCAGGGCAGGCCTCGACGCGGTCATCGTCTCACGTCGGCCGTCGGGCCCGCGGCCGCCGATCGAGCAGCAGGTCGAGCTCCGGTTCCGGGGCGACGGGCCGCCGACGCCGCGCCCGTCTCGCGGTCGGCGCGGGGTCGACGCGGAACTCGAAGCCGGGGAAGCGGCGGCGTAGCTGCCGGCAGCGCTCCTCGAGCATCGCGGTGATCTCGGGTCCGTCGGTCATGCCGGCGGGCCCTCGTCTTGGAGCTCGACCTCGGCGAGCGTCTGCCGAATGAACTTGTCGCGCTGCCGCTCGAGTCGGATCTGGCACAGCCAGAACCCGACCGCGCAGCCGACCAGGAAGTCGACGACCACGAGCGTGACAGCGATCACGCCTATCTCGAGCACCGCTCGTCCTCGCGGGCGAGCTCTCGCGCTTCGGCGGTCGCGCGACGCTGCTTCCACTCGGCGTGCCAGGCCGCCGGGCCCGGCGGTAGCTCGACGTCGACCGCGACGTGCTCGCCCCGGCAGGCCTCCTGAGCAGCGGCGTACTTCGCCCAGAGCGCTTCGCCCTCGGCGACGAATCGGCGTAGCTGGTCGGCGACGTCGGCGATCGTGCGGAAGGCGGCCTGCTCGCGAGTGACGCCGGCGATCTCGGGCGCGCTCACCAGGGCTCCTGCCGCGCCGGTATCAGGCGACGGGCTCGGTGCTCGAGCTCCTCGCCGGGCTCGAGCTGGCCGCAGGATTCGAGACGGCGAGCGACCCATGCGAGCGAGTCGGGCTGGCCGCAAGCGTCGGCCCAGCCCTCGAGCACGCGCTCGGCGGTGTCGCGGTCGGCAAGCGTCGCCAGCACGTACACATCCATCGGCTCGCCGGCGAAGAGGGCGAGCAGGCCGTCGGCGTGACTGACGCCGCCGATCCGGCGTACCTGCGTCGGGCCGAGCCGGACGGCGATCAGCTCGCCGGTTGCCTCGACCCAGGTGATTCGGTAGTTGCAGCCATGCCAGCGCCACCAGACGCCGTAGTCGACCTCAGGGGATCGGCGGCGGCGCTCGTCGAGCTCGTAGAAGCGGTCGAGGTCGGAGAAGGCGCTCACGTTGCCTCGTCTCCGAAGTCCTCACCGTCCTCGATCAGGTGATCCAGCTCGAGCTTGTCCACCCGTGGTAGCCGATCCTTGCCGGCGATCGTGTGCTTGGAGAGCTTTCCGTCGCGCGCCAGCCGCTCGATCGTTTCCGCGCTTGTGTCGAGGTACTCGGCAGCCGTGCGGTAGGTCATCCAGCGCGGCCACCGCTCGATCAACTCGACTCCTTGTGGCGCGGGCTCCGGCATCGCCGGCTGGTTGTAGCGCGTTGTGGTCGAGCCCGCTGTGCCTTCCAGAGCCCTCCTGCTCCCCCAGGTGCCTCCAGGCGCCTCCGTGACGCCCCGCACGAAACTACCGCTGTTTGCGGAAACTTTCGCCTGCCAGTGGCCGCGGCCGTCGTCCCCTCCCTCGTCCTTGGTGAAGCCTGGCGCTGCTGATCGGCCGGGGCCGCAGGCAGGCCGGCCCGATCGCAGCGCGCGTGGGACTGTAACACGTTCCGTGCATGCCTCAGAACGAAACCACGGGCGTGACCTTCTAGGGTCCATGCGCGGTGAAAGGGGGCCGCCCACCTGCGCGCGCGCTGACGGCGCTGGAGCTCGAACACATGCGGCTCCTGCTCGAGCTCCAGCAGCGCGCAAGGCAGAACTCCGCCATGTACGCCGAGCGGCTGGAGGACTTCGTGCTTCGCTGCCGCGATGCGGGCGGCTCCGCGCGCGGCATCGCTGACGCGCTCGGCGTCGGCTCTACGACCGTTCAGCAGTGGACGGCGAATGCGCGTCGGCGAGGTCAGGGGGGAGCCGACGTCGAGCGATGAAGATCATCGGCGGGCCCGTCGTTCGCGGACGAGCAGGACGAGCCCGGCCGCGATGATCGCGTAGCCGAGCAGGGTCGCCGCCCTGAACCAGTCGGACTGGTCGCGGACGAAGTCGACCCAGGTGTTGACGGCTACGACCAGGAGGACGCCGGCGCCGATCAGCGCGTAGGCGGTCCGCGCCTCAGGCTCGTACCGGGTCGTGTACCAGCCGGCGTAGAGCAGGCTGCCAACGAGGAAGCCGCCGATCGCGAGGAAGGCCCAGTCCATCAGCGGGTCGTCGCCTTCGCCGTGAACACGAAGCCGAGCACGGTGGTCATCAGCGGCGTCGTCACTCGCAGCACGGTCGCGCCGTCGACGAGCGCGACGAGCACGCCGGCGAGCCAGGCGCCGAGAATGGCGCCGACGACTAGGCGCTGCGCAGTGGTCACGGCTCGGCGACGCGCACGAACACGGTTCCCTGGTCGCCGCGGCTCCTCGAGCGGCGCATGACCTCGCCGCCGTTCGAATTGCTCGAGTAGCTTGTGTTCCCCTCGATCGCGGAGAAGTCGGTTGTGCCGCTGAGCCACTTCTCGAAAATCCCGATGTGGTCGTAGGTGCCGTCGCCCTGCCAGTCGTAGACGACGAGGTCGCCGGGGATCGGGTCGTCGGTGGTCGAGAGCCCGTAGCGGCCGGCGCGGGCGTCCGAGACGACGTAGGGGCAGTAGGCGTAGCGGCTGCCGCGCACGAAACTCGGGCTGTCCTTGTCGATGTCGGCGGCGCCGAGCTCGAAGCACCAGGTGTCGAAGATCGCGCACCAGGGCTCGCCGTTGACGCCGTACCAGGCGCCGTACTGCTGCAGGTTCGAGCCGCTCGGCGACTCGCAGGTGCCGAGCTGCGTGATCGCCCGCTTGAGCGCGGCCTCGCGGACGGTGCCGCCGCGGTCGGGCGCAGGCTCGGAGCCGTGGAAGTCGCCCCACGCCTGGTTGATGAGCTCGACGGCGGTCGCGTCCATCGCGGGGTCGCCGGCGTGCGGTAGGCCGTCGGGGATCCTGATCGAGCGGAGCAGGTTGAAGGTCTGTTGACCGATCCAGCCGGTCGCGTCGATGTGCCCCTGCCGCTGGACGCCGGCGACGCCCGTCTCGCCGACGTTGCCGCTCTTGCCATGTGAAAAGCCGTTCGAGTAGGAGTCGTCGAACTTGTCCCACGGCCAGCGGCCGGCGCGGCTGACGGTCCGCTTGTACGCGACGACGTCGGGCCCATCGACGGAGGGCGTCTTGCCGTGCTGCGCGGCGTCGGGCGGGTAGAGCGGCCGCGGGAAGCCGGCGACCTTGACCATCGGCCCGCCGGGGTAGCCCTTCTCCCACCACTGGTCGCCGGTAGCCATCAGCTGAGGCGGGTCGGGGAGACGGTCAGAAATCGGTTGAGGACGGTCAGGGTGCCGGCGATCGCGTGCTGGTACTTGGCGCGGAGCTCGGCGCCGGCGGCGAGCCCGGTGAGCTGCGCCTCGCCGGCGATCGTCAGGTGGTAGTTGGCCGCAGAGATATGTCCTCGGGCCTCGGCGAGCGGAGCTCCGCTCCAGTCGCCGATGCCGAGGCCGATGTTGATCTGCGAGTCGGCGGCCGAGTCGATCACGGTGCAGCCGAACCGCGCCGTGTAGTCGCCAGCTCGAGGGATCGTGACGCGCGGGCCGAGCGTCGCCAGGTTGACGTAGCTGCCGATCGTCGTCGTCGTTTCTGAGGCGGCGACGGCGTTGCGGTAGCCGGTACCGCCGAGGAACTGCCAGCGGCCGTCGGTCGCGTTCCAGCGCAGCCGCCAGGCGTAGGCCGGGGCGCTGACGTTGTCGCACAGGATCACCTCCTCGCCGTCGGCTGGCGAGGCGGGCAGCGCGGCCACCAGCGGCACGGCGGCGCGCTGGCCGGTCGGCAGCTTGCCGCTGCTGTCGAGCGCGGCGAGCCCGTTCGGAGCTCCGCGCACGGCCTCGACGCGCTCGGCGAGGTCCTGCACGTCGGTCGGGACGTCTGCCGGGTCGGTGTCGCCCGGGAACGGGAGCTGAAGGACGGGCGTGGTCGGCATGGCGGTGTCCTCCCTTTTCGCTAGGTGACCCACCCGAGGGCGAGCATGGTGTTGAACGTCGAGTCGACGAGGATGTAGACGGGGCGGCCGGCGCTGATCGAGCCCATGCTTTGCAGCTTGGGGATCGTGTAGTCGGCGCCGCCGATCCTCACGTCCACGAAGCTGGCGTCCGGGTTCGGGTCGCGCGACTCGCCGACAATCAGGCTGAGGCCTCCGCTGCCTCCGGCTGTGCCGACCTGCCGGCGCAGCACGCGCATGAGGTCGCGGCTGGCGGGCGGCGGGTTCGGCGTGCTCGTCCGGCCGTTCGAGCTCATCCGCCGGCCTTGACGACGCGGGCGGTGCGGGCGAGCTCCCAGGCGGCGTCGCCGACGTAGACGGCGCGGCTCGGCGTCGGCAGCGGCGTCCAGTCGTCGTCGCCCGGCCTCCAGCGGGACCGGGTGGTCAGCTGCTGCGCGGCCGTCGCCTCGAGGCCGACGGCGATCGCGTCGACGACGTGGCGCTCCTGGCGGCCGTCCTCGAAGGTGACGGTGATCACGTCGCCGGGCTCGAGCGCCGGGTTCGGTGCGGCGGTCAGCGCGATTGATCGGCTGAGGCCGAGGCGGGCGTCGAGCAGCGCGGCCGCGGCCGCCTGCGCCTGAGCGACCGTGAGCACGACGCTGGACTGCTCGATCCGAACGACGCGCCCGTAGGGCCCGCCCCAGCGGGTCGGGCTCTCCGGGTCGTCGTCGACGACCATCGCCTGCAGCGGCGGCAGATCGGGGCTGGCCTGCCCCTGGACGATGACGCCGTTGTAGATGCCGGTGCGGTCGAGCGCTTCGACGTCCGAAACGAGCACGCCCGTCTCGCCGGCGTCGACCGTCCACACGGAGTCGTCGGCCTCGACCGAGGGGAGGTCGGTGAACACGAAGTCACCGTTCGCGTCGAAGAAGGCGAACGCGCTCGAGGCTCGGGCAAGGTCGAGCACGGCGTCGACGCGCGAGTCGGTGTAGGCAGTGTTGAGCAGTTCGTAGGGCGGGTCGTAGAGGATCTGGTAGGCGATCTCGTCGCCGAAGACGGCCTGCACGATCTCACCGGCCGCGCGGCCGACGGTGATGTTGCCGCCGAAGACGAACGAGAAGCTGGCAGTCGTGCCGCCGAAGCTGAAGTAGAGCGCGCGGCTCGCGGTGTCGGCGGCGCCCTGGTTGAGCAGCACGTTGCGCCCGTTGCGCGGCGGGTTGTAGACCGCGGTCACGGTCGTGCCGGGGTAGAGGTCGGTCGGCGTGTCCGAGGTCACGGTCATGCCGATCGTGATTCCGCTGACGTCGCCCATGCGGTCGAGGTAGGCGCGGCCCTTCACGAGGTGGGCGTTGCGTCGCACGCGGAGCGCGATCTCCTGGTTGACCGTGACGGCGGTCGGGCTGTCGATCGACGTGATGACCGTGCCGGGCAGGACGGTCGGGCCGGCGACCGCCATCCCGACGGTGAGGTCGCTGGTCGTCGCGAGGCCGGTGATCTGCAGCGGCGAGGTGTCGGCGACTGTGCCGGTGCGCGTGACCGTCGGCTTCGGCGTCGGCATGTAGGGCGCCTGGAATGGCTCGTCTCGCACTTGCGCCATCCGGTCGGCGAGCTCGAGCGTCGCCGTCTCGTCCGTGCGCCAAGCGACCGACTCGATGCGGAGGGTGCCGAGCCGGCAGAGCTCGGTCGTGCCGTCGCCGTAGCGGAGGCCGCGGTATGGGCGGCAGTAGCCGCCGAACGGGAGCTCGCGCAGGTCGACGCCGAGGTCGGTCCCGGCCTCGAGCGACCAGGGGACCGTGATCTGGCCGGTGCGCATGACGGCCGAGGTGCGGTCCATCGTGATCGCGCCGCCGACGATCGGCACGGGCACCCACTCGGTGTCGCCGGGCCAGCGCAGCTCGGCGGCGGCGGCGACGAGGTGGTCGTCGCGGAGCGACGCGAGGAAGGTGTCGCCGACCGGCCTCACACGTCCCTCGGCGGCCAGGGCTGGACGTCGGCTGCGCCCGGCACGGCGCTGTAGTCGTAGAGGAGCGCGCTATAGCTGGCATAGGCGGCCTTGACGTCGGCGTAGGTGTCGTGCAGCTCGAGCAGCCGCGTGTAGGTCATCGGCGGGATCGGCACGTATAGCGCCGGGTCGGGCCGGGCTACTTGGACGGCGGCGACGACGAAGCGGCGGTCGCCGTGCAGGCTGAGCCGCGAGACTCGCTGCTCGCGCCAGCTCGGCACGGCGAGGTAGAGGTTGCCGACGCCCTGCTCGGGCGGTGTGCGCAGCAGGACGGGGACGCCGTTGCCGAGCGTCGCTCGGGCCCGCTCGCGCGCCTGCTCGTCGGCGGTCACGAACGTGAGCTCGCACGTCGGCGTGTGCGCGACGTCGCCGGCGAAGATCGGCGTGCGTCGGTTGAGCACCCAGTGAATGCCTGCCGGCGCGTCGTGCGCGAGCTCGGGCAGCGCCTGGACGACGACCCGCTGCGTGTTCGTCGGCCGGACGAGATCGACCAGCCAAGGGTCGTCGCTCGCGCTCGCCGGCACGCTGATGTCGCCCTCGGTCGGCCCGACGATCTCGCCCTCGTCGAGCCACACGCGGTAGTGGAGCTCGACGCCGATCGGCGCCTCGTAGTCGCGCACGATCACGGTGCTGGCGCCGGGCGCTACGACGAACGGGTCGTAGCCGCGGACCGCAGCCTCGACGCCCGAGGGGCCCGAGCGGACGAGGTGCAGGTGCGATGCGTCGGTGATCGCGATCGTCGCGACCACGGAGTCGAACGGGCCGACCGCGAGCCAGTCTGTCATCGCGTCGCTCCTGCGAGCAGCGTCCGGGCGAGCTGGTCGTCCGAGTAGCTGACCTCGGTGCGGACGATCCCTCGGAGCTCCTGGTCGCCGATGAACACGCGGACGACGGTGGCCGCCGGCCCGACCGTCGGCACGGTGGCGCTCGCCGTTCGGATCGCGCTTGCCAGCCCTGCGAACGGGGAGCGCTGGCCGTACATCGTTCCGGCGCCCATCGTCGTCGCGCTCGCGCTCGCCGGCGCGGCTCCGAGGCCAGCTCGAGCTGCCGTCGCCGGCGCTTCGCCGCCGCCCTCGGGCGGTAGTGGCGCCGCCTTGAGCGGGTTCAGGTTCGAGAGCACGCCGCCGACCGAGCCGGCGATCGAGCGCAGCTTGTCGAGCCAGCCCTTGATCGTGTTGTAGACGTCGTTCAGCTTCGACCACACATTGCCGGCGATGTCGCCGACCGCGCCGGTGATGCCAGCGAAGATGGCGTGGCCGATGTCGTGCGCGGCGTCGCCGATCTTCCCTACGAGGCCGGTGATCTTGCCGGCGAGCCCGCCGACCACACTCGCGACCTCGCCGCCGATGCCGGTGATCGCCCCGCTGATCCCGTCGTAGATCGCCTTGCCGACCTTGCCGGCGGCCGTCTTGACCTCGCCGACCACGCTGGTCGCGATCGACTCGAAGCCGCGGAACACGTTGGCGACGAACGTCCCGATGCCGGTGATCCCTGCCACCACGCCGTCGTAGACGGCCTTGCCGACAGCGGTCGCGGCGGTCTTGACCGCTCCTGCGGCGCCGCTCGCGATCGAGACGAAGCCGTTGTAGACGCCGGCGACGAACGCCCCGATCCCGGTCACGCCGGCGACCACTCCGTCGTAGATCGCCCGGCCGACGCTGGTCGCCGCGCTCCTGACCGCACCTACCGCCGAGGTCAGCGCGGAGGCGATCGCGCCGGTCGTCGTCGAGATGAAGCCGGCGAGCGCGCTGACGCCGGCGACGATCCCGTCGTAGATCGCCTTGCCGAGGTTCGTCGCAGCGGTCTTGATCGGGCCGACCATCTGGCCGAGCAGCCCGAGCACGCCGCTCTGAAGGAGCGCCTTGAAGTAGTCGGCGAAGCCGCTGACGATCTGCTTGGCGCCTTCCCAGGCCTGGCCGAAGTCGCCGTGCAGCAGCCCGCTGATCACCTTGATCGTGCCGGCGAGGATGTCGGCGAAGGCCTTGATCGAGACGATCATCACGCGCATCGTCGAGAGCACGACCTCGCCGAGGATCTTCCAGACCGGCGTGAGGTCCTTGATCGCGTCGCCGATCTCGTCGAAGGCCGGGCCGAGGTCGTCGAGCGCCGGGCCGAGCTCGTCCTTGAGCTCCTTGCTCAGCTTCGGCATCTCCTTGTTCAGCGCGGCCATCCCCTGGCCGATCGCGGTAAACAGCTTCTCGGCGACGGGCGCGAGGCCAACAGCGATCCGGTTCTTGAAGAGCTGCCACTGCTCGGCGAAGTCGGCGGTGTCCTTGCCGGCGCCGATGATCGTCTCGCGGCCGTCCGCGATCGTCTTTTGCAGGTCGTCGAAGGAGAGCGCGCCCGAGCGGATCGCCTTCGCGAGCTCGGGGCCGGCGCGAGTGCCGAACAGCTTGACCGCGATCCCGGTCGCCTCGGCCGAGCTGCCGGCGTTCTGGATCTGCTTGACCGTGTCCTTGAGGCCCTTGACCGGGTCCTTGCCGGCCTTCGCCAGCGACGCGAGGCCCTTCGTCAGGCCGCCCATCGCCGACTGCACGTTGACGCCAGCCTTGTGGAACGAGTCGAGCAGCGCGGCCGACTGGTCGAGGTCGAAGCCGAACGCCTGCAGCGGCGTGCCGAAGCGGGCGAGCTCCTTGGCGAGGTCGGCGAACGGAACCTGCGCCGCCTGGCTGGCCCGCCACAGCTTGTCGAGCGCCGCGGCGCTGTCCTGGGCTGGCACGCCGAACTTCGAGAGCGCCGCCGCGGCCGCCTCCATGTTGCCCTGCAGGTCTGTCTTGGTCAGGCGGCTGACCTCGAGCAGCTGGTCGCTCATCGTGCGCAGCGGCTTGCCGGTCAGGTCGAGCCGGCGGCTCAGGAAGCCGACGGCCTTGCCGGCGTCCTCGAACGAGGTCGGCACGTCGGTGCCGACCCGCTTGGCGGTGTCGACGAGGTTGTCGAGCTCCTTGCCGGTTGCGCCGGTCGCGACTCGGATCGAGTCGGCCATCTCGTCGAACTTCTCGCCGATGTCGTAGAGGTACTTGCCGGCGACCACGGCGCCTGTCAGCGCGGCGCCGATGCCGGTCGCCATCGCCGCGCCGCCGAGGCTGCCGAGCTTGCCGAAGCCGCCGGTGATCTTGCCGCCGAGGCCGGCGACCTGGCCCTCGATCTGCTTCGGGTCAAACGCGACGTCGACGAACGCGGTGCCGATCGAGTCAGGCATCGGAGCTCCTGGTCGGGCCGTACTCGGCGGCGAACGCTGCCGGGGTCAGCACCGGCGGCCGCTCGAAGCCGTCGGCGGTCGGGCGTGGCACACGCATCGGTGTCGGCAGCCGTGTGCCGGGCTTCGTGTGCGCGCCGAGGAACGCGACGAAGTGCGCGTGCGCGAGCTCGAGCGTCAGCGCTTGGAGCTCGTCGTGTGCCGTCCAGCGGGATTCGACCGCCCGCTCGAGCGCGGCGAACATCGGCCCGTCGAGCTCGAGCAGGCTGGTCGGATCGAGGCCGAGCGCGGCGCTCACCCGTGCGACTCGATCTCTCTGCTGGTCGCCGGCGGATCGACCGGTGCCAGGCTGGTCATGCTGGCCGCCTCGCCGGCGGCGCCGGGAGGGTCCCGCTTGTCGAGCTCGGCGCGGATCTCGGCGATCGCGCCGTCCTCGGTCGTGATGTCGTCGAGTGTCTGCACCCACTCGTCGAGCGGCTGCTCGATGTGCAGGGCATGGTGGGCGAGCCACGCGGCCTCGCGGATGACGTGCGGCTCGCTCGGGGCGACCTTCTCGAATGTGTCGGCGAAGGCGATCAGGTCGGCCGGCCGGCCGACGGTCACGACCTCCTTGCGCCCGTCCGTGTAGACGAGCGCGATGTCGATGCGCGGCATCTCACGCTGCCGCCGCGGTCTTGCTTGTCGTGCCGCCGTTCGTGGCCGCCGCCAGCGCCGCCGCCGCGCCGAAGGCCGGATGGTCGCTGATGATCTCCCACTTCTCCTGCGCCGCGAGCACGTTGAAGGTCAGCGGGAGCCGGACGGCGTCCGAGCGCACCAGCGAGAAGTCGACGTCCTCGCTGAGCTGCACGCGCGGGAACGCGAAGCGGAACTGGTAGTCGCCGTCGATCGCGTCGATCGTGATCGCGTGTACGTCGGACTGGCCGGCGTCGGGCGGCGTGTACGTCCACGGCGCCGTGCTGCCGGCGAAGTCGCCGCCGCGGAAGGCGAGCGCCACGGTCGCGCGGTCGAACTGGAGCAGCTCGAAGGCGATCGTGATCGGCTCGTTCGTGACCAGCACGCGGACGGGCGTCGAGACCTGCCACGCGTTGACCTCTTCCTGGTCGCGCGAGAAGGTGAACTGCGCGCCGTCCTCGCTGATGTAGCCGACGTCGGTCCACGGGTCGGCCAGGTCGGCGAGGTCGGCCGGCAGCGGCGTGCCGTCCGGGGCGACGTAGACGGCGCCGGTGCCGGCGACGATGACGTCCTGCGGGTTCTGTCCTGCCATCAGGGAGCCTCCTCTCAGGCTGTGCCGGCGAGAGCTGCGCCGGCGGGTTTGACGGTGACCTCGAGGTCGCACACGAACCGCGGCCTCGGAGGCTTGTATGTCTCGTCGTCCGACTCGCGCTTGGTCAGGACGACGACGCCGCAGACGTTGCCGGTGCCGTTCGGCTGCTCGCCCTCGAGCTCGGCGAGCGCGGACAGGCAGGTCGCGGCGAGGAGGTGCGCGTCGGCCTGTCGGCCGCCGTAGGCGTCGAGCTGGAGAGCAGCCAGGTCGACGACCAGCGGTCGCGGAACGGGCGGGATGCCGCCGATCCGCTGGACGAGCACGAATGGCAGCGTCTTGCTGAGCTGCCTGGGGAACGCGGTGTAGATCCGGCCGCCGGCGATCGCGGCGACCTCGGGCACGGTGCGCAGGTACTGCTGGATCAGGAACGCGACGTCGGGCAGCGGCGGCGTCCTCATCAGTGCGCCTCGTAGCGGAGGCCGAGCGACGTGACGGCGGTCTGCACCGGCCGGTAGGCCGGGTTGAAGCGCGTGCCGTACTCCATCCAGTGCCAGAACGGCGAGCCGACGTAGACGCGGTAGTCGCGGTCGGGCCCGGCCCGAACGGTCAGGCGGTAGCTGCGCTGCATGACGCCGTCGTCGACCGGGACGAAGGCGGGGATCGCCTGCGCGATCGCCTCGGCGGTCGGCCGCAGGCTCGGCTGGCCGAGCCGCTCGGTCGTCTCGACGGCGTCCGGTGCCGGTACGAAGCCTCTAGGCATCGGCGGCCTCGAGGGCGAGCTCGCCCTCGCCATAGTCGGTCCGGCGGACGACCGCTTCGACGTGCGCGTTGCCGGTCAGCGGCGAGCGGGCCTCGAAGGCGTCCCCCTCGAGCTCGAGGATCTCGCCGGTGTCGGTCAGGCGGACGGCGTCCCATCCGCGCAGCGGCGTGCCGGCGGTGAGCCAGAGCCGGTAGGTCGCGATCTGGATCGCCCCGGTCGGGTCCTCGCGACTGCCGGCCCCCTGGAGCTCACAGCGGGTCGCGGCGATCACCGTCTCGGTCGCGGCCTGCTGGCCGTCCTCGCCGGCGTCCTCCGAGTAGCTCCGCTGGAGGAGCTCGCAGGGGATAGTGAGCAGGTGGTCGATCGTCGAGCTCACTCGCCTCCGGTCGTGTCGTCGTCCTGCTGGTCGTCGTCGACGTCGTCCTGCTGGCCGTCCTGCTGCTGGTCGTCCTGCTGGTCGTCCTGCCGGTCGTCGTCGGCCTTGCCGGTCGTCTCGTCTACTGCCACGGTGTTCTCCTCTCGAGGTCGAGGTTGTCCAGGTCGCGCTGCCACCACTCGGCCGGCCAGGCGATCGTCGTCCAGCCCTCGAGGGTGTAGGCGTTGTCGTGGCGCGGTGGCGCCCACGGGTAGAGCGCGTCGGCCAGCTCGCCGAGAAGCAGGACGACGTCGTCGAAGGTCAGCGGGCCTGCGAGCCGGTAGCTGTAGGCGCCGATCGACTCGCCTACGACGCTGCCGGCCTTCGTCAGGGTGGCGCCGGAGAAGCGGGCGGCGAGCGCGAGGCCGACCGCGTGCACCGGCGGCGGCACTGGGTCCTCGATCACGTTCGGCCAGATGTAGGCCTCGATCGTGATCTGGACGAGCTCGGCGGCGCGGGCGGCGTTCTCCGGGTCGAGTCCGAGCAGCCGCTCGAGCTCGTCGGGCGTGACGATCTGGCCCCAGGTCTGCTCGTCGTCGCGTGCTCCTGGCGGTGTCGGGCCGCGCAGCCGAGCCCGGCGGTAGACGCGGTCGGCGTTCATCCGGCTCTCACCACGACACCACCACGACTATTCCGCCGCCGCCGCCGCCGCCTCTGCCTGCGGGGCTTCCTGCCGTGCCGCCGCCGCCGCCGCCGCCGCCGCCGTAGTTACCGCCGTTGCCGCCGTCCAGGGTTAGCCCGCTGCCGCTGTGGACGCCGCCGCCGCCGCCGCCGCCTGCGCCGCCCGTCGCGTCGCCTGCTGCCGCCGAAGCGCCGCCGCCGCCGACATTGCCGATACCGCCGACGCCGCCTGCCCGTAGGTCGATTCCCGACGATCCGCCGCCGCCGCCCGAGGCGCTGACGTTGTTCGTCCCGACGCCGCCGCCGCCGCCGCCGCCAGCCCCGGCGGTGGACGAGCTTGTACCTGCGACCCCAGAGCTCCCGCCGGTTGCCGTGCCACCGCCGCCGCCGCCACCGTAGACGTCACCGATACCGCCAGCGCCGGGCGGACCCGGGCTGCCCGCGCTGCCCGAGCCGCCACCGCCGCCGCTCGCCTTGAGCCATGCGCCGAACGACGATGCGAGGCCCGGCCCCCCGTCGCCGCCGTTCGCGGTGCCGCCAGCACCGCCGCCGCCGACAGTGGCGGCCTCGGTCGCGGCGAGCGTCGATGCCCTAAGCATCCGCCCGGTGTAGCCGCCGCCACCACCGCCGCCGCCGCCACCACGCACCGTCGAGCCGCTGCCGAGTCTGCCGCCGCCGCCACCGCCGCCGCCGCCGATACAGACAACCCATACCGTCGTGACACCGGCAGGCTTCGTCCACGTGCCCGACGCGGTGAACGCCTGCACGTCGACTACGGCGGTTCCCGCCGGACCCTGCGGCCCCTGCGGGCCTCGCAGCACGAGCCCGGTGAACACCCACCCGGACGCCTGCTGCTCCCACACCTTGCCTGTCGCGCCGTCGAGGTAGAGCGTCCCCACCCGGTCGGCCGAAGGAGTCGGGTCGCCGGTGCCGTAGATCCATTCGTCGCCGGGTGCGCCTGCCGGGCCTTGCGAGCCGGTCGGGCCCTGCGGCCCCTGCGAGCCGGTCGCCCCGGGCGCGCCCTGCGCGCCGGTGTCACCCTTGTCGCCCTTCGGCCCGGCTGAGCCGGTCGCCCCGGGCGGCCCCTGAGCTCCGGGCGTTCCGGCGGCGCCCTGCGGACCGTCCGGGCCCTGCGGGCCTGCGGGACCGGGCGGACCCTGCGGCCCCTGCGGCCCGGCGATCCCGGCGGCGGCGATCACGAGCTCGACCCGCTGCTCGGGGATCGTTCCGCCCGAGCTCACGTATGAGACGGGGAACTCGACGTAGCCCGACTTTCCGATCGGGTCGCCGACGACGTCGAAGCGGGCGAAGCGGCTCGAGTCGTCCTGGTCCTGCACGTAGAGGAGCGAGCCGGGCTTGACTGCCAGGAAGAGCGAGTGGTTGTCGACGCCGTCGACGTCGAGGTCGCGGACCCACACCTTCGTCGCCGCTGCCGGCCCGGCGTCGAAGCGCAGTTGCGAGCCGGTCGGCGGCTCGGTCGTCGTCGCCGAATACATGTAGGCCCACTGGACGGCGCCCGCCCCGGCGGGCCCCTCGGGCCCCTCGATTCCCTGCGGGCCCTGCGGGCCTGCCGGGCCGACGTCGCCCTGCGGGCCCTGCGGGCCCGGATCGCCCTGCGGGCCTTCCGGCCCGGCGGCCCCGGTGTCGCCCTTGACGCCCTGCACACCTTGAGAGCCGGGCGGCCCTGGGGGTCCTTCCGGCCCGGTGTCGCCCTTGATCCCGGCCGGGCCCTGCGCGCCCTCCGAGCCGGGCGGGCCGCTCGGCCCAGTCGGCCCGGCGGGTCCGGCGTCGCCCTGCTCGCCCTGAGCTCCGGGCGGCCCCGGCGGCCCGGGCACGGTCGAGTCGGCGCCCGACGGCCCCGGCGGGCCTTGCGCACCCTGCGCCCCGGCAGGCCCGGCGGGCCCCGGAGGCCCCGGGTCGCCTTCCGGCCCGGGCGGCCCGGGCGGCCCGGCGTTCGAGGCGACGATCGTGAGCGTGAGCTCCTCGGCGAGGTCGGTGACGAGGTCGGGCCCGTCGAGGTCGACGTCGACGTCGACGTCGCCGATCAGCTCGACATCGACGGTCGCCTCGGGTCCGCTCACGGCGTTCCCTCGAGGCGAGTGACGTCGAGCTCGCAGGTGACGTCGCCCTGGACGAGCGTGACCGGCTCGCTGCCTGCCGGCGTCCACTCCACGTCGTAGACGCCCTTGAAGGCGCCGCCGCCGTTGACGAGCGCGGCGGTCTGTTCGCCGGTCAGATGCAGCACCACGACGCCGCTGGCGCCGTCGGTGAGGTCGACGCCGAACACCTGCAGCGGGTCGTCGTCGTCGCGGTGCTGGCGGATCTGCGCGGCGACGCCGCCGCTCAGGTCGAGCGGCTGCGGCGGGCTCGCCGTGTCGCGGACCGTCAGACGGAGCGCTGCGCCGTCGCCGGCGTAGAGGGCGATCCCGACGACCTGCGGGACAAGCGACAGCGTTGCCGTCGGTCAGTCCTCCGGGCCGATGCCGGCGGCGTCGAGCACGGTCTGCTTGTCGCTCTTGCTGAGCCCGTCCTCGAACGTGATTCGGTGCTTGCCGGCGAGCTCGTCGAGCTCGGCGTGAGTGATCTTCGTCGGCCAGGAGGCCGGCCGCGACGGGGACGACGTCGTCGCGGCCGGCTTCGACGGCCCGCCGGGGCCGCCGCGCCTGCGGGTTGCGGCGAGCGCTCGACGGGCAGCGTGTGACTGCGCCATCAGGATCAGGGCGTCCAGTCGACGTTCACGAACGCGTCGGTCGTGTCGCCCTGAGCGTTCAGCGGCGAGCCGATCGCGGCGCCGAGCCGCATGTAGCAGCGCATCGCCACGAGGTCGTCCTGGAACGCGTTCGCGATGATCTCGCCGGCGCCGTCCTGCAGGATCGCGCTGTCCGACATGTCGAAGCGGATGTCTTGCCGCAGCCCGATGATCAGCTTCGTCCAGTCGCCGACGATCGCGTCGCCCTTCGTGTCGTCCCAGGTCGGGGCGACCTCGACGTCGAGGCCGTAGAGCGTGGCCTGCGGCTGCGTCTCGGGCGTGACCATCAGCTCGCGGTAGGCCTGGCGCAGCGCGGTGCCGATCGCGGTGCTCGAGGCGATCCCGTTCGGGATCAGGCCCTGTCCCTCGATCTGTGCCATGCCCTTGTCGATCGCGTCGAGCGCGTCGGTGCCGGTGACGATCGCGCCGCCGCTGACGCCGTTCGGCGGGAACGTGGCGGGCTCGCCGTTGCCGAACAGCAGCGCGTCGTCGATCACCTGCGCCATCGACGAGGCGACCAGCGGGCGGACCTGGTCCCAGACCGGGAAGCCGGCGTCGTCGACGAAGGCGGCGGGGATCGCCAGCGCGCAGGCGAGCTCCTCGGGGACGATCTGCTGGCTCGACCATTCGATCTTCGTGGCCGGCTTGCGGCCGCCGAAGCGCGGGTTGACCCAGCCGGCCGCCGGCAGCGCCGAGACGACCGGGAACTGCTGCAGCCCTTCGGGCATGCGGATGACGGTGCCGAGCGCGAGCGCGGCGCTCTCGACGGTGACGACGTCGAGCAGCTGGTTCGAGACGGCCTGCGGAATCAGGCTGTCGTAATCGGTTGCCACGGGACACCTCCCTGGTGAGGTCGAAGGGTTCGACTTCGGGGTTAGGCGTCCCGCCACCGGCGGGATGACCGGCGAGCCACCGGCTCGCTGATGCCCTACGCCGCCGAGGTTAGCGCGGCGACAGGCGTGCGTCTAGCGTCGGCTGCGTCCTGCGGCCTTGCGCATCCAGGCGTTGCCGTCCTGGTCGGCGCTCGTTCCGCCGCCGGCCCTCGAGCGTGCTCCCTGCGAGCTGCGGGGGACGCCGCGGGTCGGCGTCGGCCCGTCGCCGTTCGTGCCGGCGAGGTAGGGCTTGTCGTCGACCAGCTTGTCGATCGCCTTGCCGAGCTCGCGCTCGCGCTCGCGCTCGTCGTCGAGCTCGAGCAGCGCGGCGACGTCGAGGTAGCGGATCGCGTCGGCCGGGTCCTGCAGCTTGCCGGCCGCGGCCGCGCGGATCTCCGCTTCGAGCGTGCGCCGCCCGTAGGCCTCTTCGGCGGCCTGCCGGCCGCGGGCCTCGGCCTCGGCGACGGCGCGCTCCTGGTCGTCGAGGCCGGCGCGCTTGAGCTCGTCGCGTTCGCGCTCGACGTCGCGCAGCCGCCGGCGGTAGTCGCCGGCTTCGCTCTGGAGGCCGAGCATCCGGCGGAACGCGCCGGCCGGGTCCTTGCGGATCTCGTCGATCGCGCGCTCGTCGTCGCCTTGCTGCTGGTCATCGTCCTGGCGCCGGTCGTCGCGGTCGTCCTGCTGCTGGTCGTCGTTCTGCTGCTGCTGCTGCTGCTGCTGCTGGTCGTCGTTCTGCTGCTGCTGCTGGTCGTCGGCCATCGGCCCTCCTTAGAACGGGATGTCGGAGTCGTCGAAGCGTGCGGGCTCGCGCTCGCCGAGGTCGGGCTCGGCGCCGCAGCGATCGCCGTCGTGGAACGGGATGTCCTCGGGCGAGTCGTAGACGTTGTCGGCGATGTCGGCGCACCAGTCGCACGCTTCCGGGCTGAGCGCCTTGCGCCAGCCGGTCACGGCGAGGTCGGCGGCGTCGGCTCCCTCGCTCGAGCCGACTCGCATCGCGGCTTGCAGGTCGCCGCCTGAGAGCTGTCGGGCGTAGCCG